ACCTCTTGGCGTTTACGTTCATTCTTGGCGCGCTCGCCGCTGTCGGCGACCAGGCCCATGCGTTGCAGCTCTGTGAGCCGAGGCTTGACGCTGTAGAGCCAAGCGCCCATCTTGTCGGCGACCTGACTACCTGTTAGGCCGGGCTGGGCTGAGGCGAGGCTTTGCAGGGCTTGTAGCCTCAGTCCAGTTACCTTTGGTGCGATAAACTCAGCTGCTGCCAGCTCAGTATCCTTGGCGTCCTTGTGGACGTTGGGGCCGGGGTCACCGGGCCATTCGAGAAGATCTTGCTGCACCATCACTGACCCCCCGCTGGGCTGAACACCCACAACACGAAATAGACCTCGGCCATCAGCGCGAAGAACAAGATTGTCGCGAGGATCTCTTTGAACCATTCCCATTTTGTCATTGCACACTCCATTGCTGCCTGGCTTCAGCCAGGTACGATTCGGTCTCCGACCAGCAGATGTCCTGCCAGTCAGGCGCGACCAGGCCCAGCAGCTCATCTTTGCTGCCGGCAGCTCGCAGGATGTTTTCTGTGGTTTTGCACTGCAGGATGATGTCGTTCATCACGTCATGCAGGAAATCGTCGCGCAGCTCGGGCGCGTTCTCGGGCGTGAACACCCGGTAGTCGGTCGCGTTGGCGTACACCAGAAACGGCGGCCGGTGACCGTTGAGAGCCCAGAACCCGCACGACTGATAGACGTTTTTCATGTCAAACATGCCGGTGAGGGACGACGGCAAACTGCCGGCCTGCCATCCAGATTTGGACCTGGCGCTTGGGCGTGACCATTTTGTCTTGAGATCGCCCCGGTTGGCATAGTCCGGCCGGGTATCATATGGCACCGCCAGGCCTGGCATTGTGCCGAGCAGCTGCTTCTCACCTAGGATGCGGTTCTCGCTCGCCATAGCCTCTTCCAGGCCTTTGACGGCGTGTTCGATGACCAGCGGCAGCTCTTCCAGGTATTTATCCAAGCGCGCTGCGTCACCTTCGTTCTTGGGCTTGTAGCTTTGCAGCTGCTCGACGCCGGCCAGCGTTGCCTCGGACAACCCTAGCGTCTCGCCGGCCTCGTCCATGACCAGATACAGATCACAAGCTGTCTGAGTAGCCTTGCCGGCTTCCATGTTGGCTGAGCTGCGGCCGTCATACAGACGGTGCAGCACAGACCTGGCTAGCAGTTTGTCTGCGTCGGATGCATCTTTGTTTCTGAGGGTATCGAAGGCCTTTTCGATTTTGGGCCGAACATGGACCTTTTCGTAAAGGGTCTTGGCCCTATCCTTGGACCGTGGATTGCTATGATGCCAGTAGCCGTGGCGCGTGGCCCAATCCGGGACGTCATGTAACATTGCAGTTTCTCCCATCTTAGTATGGGAGAAAACGTATCAGCACATGACGTTAAACGTCAAGTCACTTATCGAGGACGATTTCGATGCCGCGCAATTTTGGCCTATATGAAACTGATAGTGAGGCAGCGGCCCACAATAATTTCTGACCTCTCACTGCGAGTCCAGTGTCATTGTTGTGTACTGTGTAGAGCCCACCTGGCTCTGGGTAGACGATCCCGCAGACCAACCGGCGATCAACGCCAAATTCCTTAACAGGGTTTTCCAAAAGCGCATATGATTCATGTTGAATTGAGGCCTCTGATACATAGCCTTTCTCGATTGGCTCACGCTCAATGTATTGCAGAGCGTTTTTCCAGTGTTCCCAAATGCCGGAATATTGGTCATCAGCAGACCAGATAACGGCGGCCGTATTCGTTTGCATGTAGGTTTGGAGATAGACCTTGCCCATCGTTTTCCCGGCACTAATTTCACGCTCGATGCGGACGCCATTCGGTGGACAATTATCTTCGTCTGGATCGCAGCGCGTGATTTTGCAGTAACCAACGATAGGGACAGGGGGCAATACGAACAGCACGTCTTGAGGTGTGCAGTCCAGGATCTTGGCGTATCGCTCGGCGTCCTGCAGCGTCATCTGGATCTTGCCGTGAATTTGCCGCGACAAGGTTTCTGGCGTGATCCCCTTGAGGGCCGCGACTTCTCTTTTCGACATGCCCGACCGGGCAATCATTGCATCAAGGTTATTAGGCATATTCATAGTATATCACCTTGTCGGTATCCGTTAAAGCCAGAGAATAGAGATAAGGCACTAGACGTAAGGCGTCAAGTCATGATACCGATTAAGCATGATACTTGATGATTACAGACGCAAAAAGGGCTGGTCCTACAGCGAGCTAGCCAGGCAAGTCGGGGCATCTCATGCCACGGTGGTGCGCCGCTGGTGCCTGCCATACGGCCATGACGACCGGCTGATTCCCAACGAAACATTCATGGACCGCATTGTGGTGATCAGTGCAGGCGAGGTGATGCCTAATGACTTCTACCTACGCCGTGACTGAAGACGAGCTGCAGAAACAGGTGGTGCAATGGTTGAACGTGGCCCTGCCGCCTGGCTGCGTTTTTCATCACAGCCCCAATGAGGGGCGCCGGCACGTCGCGTTTAAAAACAAACTCAAGCAGATGGGTACCCAGTATGGGTGGCCGGATCTGGAGATCTTTGTGCCTGGCGACGTTGCCGTGCATGGCATGAGTACATCGATATTCATTGAGCTGAAGCGCTACAGGGGCGGCAAGCTCAACGCCAACCAGGAAGAGATGAAGGCCCGGCTGTTGCTGGCTGGCTGTCACTGGGGTCTGGCTCGGTCTATCGAACAGGTTCATGAGATCCTGGAACCGCTGGTCAGGCTGAGGGCTGGCGTATGATCGTAGAGGGCGACGGCACATGGGCGCGCTGGCTGCGCTTCGGCAGATGCCCAAAATGCCAGACGGCGTTGTCTGACATCCAAGGCGGCAGAGTTCAGTGCAAGAGCTGCAATCTCAGCATCAGGGTCGAGCCCTGCAGCTACAGCGACAGTTTGGGCGAGTGCAGGCGCGGCATGGTCCGCGAGCCCGACGGCGAGGGCTGTGTGCAATGGACGACATGCGTTGTCTGCCAGGGCAGGGGCTGGACGTGATGCGTAGCCTGGCCACAGAGATGAAGCGCCTGGGCATTGATCACCCGGACACTGGCTTTGTGTCTGCGTTCACTCGCGGTCTGTCTGGCAACGAGAAGAGCAGGCTGCGTTCTGTGTTTCGAGCTGAGTTGGAGCGCCGGCAGCGGGTATGTCAGCTGACAGGTTCGCGCATCAATCTGAAGGCATCACATATCAAACCATTCGATCACTGCGTCAGCGAAGAAGAGGCTGTGTGCAATGCAAACGGCTTATTTCTGCGGGGTGATATCGACTACCTGTTCGATGGCGGCTTTATCTCTTTTGATGACAAGCGCCGGCTGATTATATCGCACGAGATTGTCAGGCCTCTGGGCAAGCTATGGCCGGCACAAATGCAGATCGCCATAGGTGAACAGGCTTTGCATCACTGGGCGACTGGCGGCGACAAGTGCAAGGTCAATGCCTACCCGATACCCAGAAAGATGGATTTTCCAAAAGGCAGCTGGTCTGACCGTGATCAGCGTAGGCGCCGCAAGCCTGCCATCGAGGCAGCGCGTATGCGCGAAGAGTTCATGGACTACCACCGCCGGCATATCTTCAAAGGCCCGGAGGTGCAGGCCAATGACTAGGCAGAAAGATGACTGGTATCCTACGCCTGAGATAGCCACACGTCGCCTGCTGGACGTCGAGATGTTTGACGAGCAGATCTGGGAGCCGGCAGCTGGTGACGGCGCCATATCCCAGGTGCTGAAGACTGCCTGCTATGACGTGATCAGCTCTGATTTAAATGATTATGGATATTGTGAATCAGGCATTGATTTCCTGCTTGAGCAAAAGCGCGCTGCCGACAGCCTTGTCAGCAACCCGCCCTACAAGCTCGCAGAAGAGTTCATCAGACATGCGATCGCCCTGGGCGTAGACAAACATGCCTGGCTGCTGCGTCTGAGCTTCCTTGAGGGCCAGAAGCGCTACCAGCGGCTGTTCCAGGATTACCCGCCGATTAGGGTGCATGTGTTCAGCCAGCGCCTGACAATCTGGCGAGGCGATCAAGAGATATCAAGCAGCGGCACTGTGGCCTATGCCTGGTTCGTATGGCGCGCGACCTACACAGGCTCGCCGCAGTTAGGCTGGCTATGAGCCGGCGCACCAAAAAGCAGAACGGTTACCACGCTCAGCGCAATCTGGGCAGTGAGAATTGCGCGGCATGTGGCACAGAACACGCCATTGTCGCCGGCACATGGGTGATGCTCGCCAGCGGCTCGCTCGTCTGTGCAAACGATACATGCTGGCGTGTCATGGCTAACTGGTACAAGGAGAAGGAAGATGCCAAGAAAGTGGACGAAGGCCCAGCGTGAGGCTCAAAGCCGGAAGATCAGCGCATATTGGGCAAAGGTCAAAGCCGACAAGGAAGCGGCCAAGCGGATCAAAGAGGCTCGCGAAAGGTTCGACAGAGAGCCAAAGCTGGCCTGGTGGCAGCGCGTCATGCAGGCTGTCGGATTCCGTCATGGGGCTTGACAGATGGTTGATCGTGAAAATAGAATTGCCGCAGGCACACAAGCTAAGCATAAGCTAAGCTCAGCACGACGCCAAAGCTCAGCACCAAGCTCAGTAAACCCACAAATAAATAAACTTATCTCTAACATAGCTAAGCATAGTAGCTTCGCCTATAGCTCAGCTATCAGTAGAGCTAAGCAATCGCCGCTCGATGAGCTGCAACGCCGCGTGTTCAAGCGGCTGCGCCCCAGATACAGCTCAGACAGGTTTGCACAGCTGATCACGGCTGTGTCTTCCATGCAGCCATTAGCGCGGTATGACTGGCTGGCTGAGGAACAACGCAGGCTCGACAATGAACGTCGCTAAGCTCAGCATGACAGAGCTGGACGAGCTGTTCCTTGAAGCAGCAGAGACTGAGCGCAAGCTGCCAGCTGCCATTCGCAGACAGAAGATGAGTTCATGGCCTGACTACGTCACAGAGTGGTCAGGCTATGGCTACCATGCTTTCGAGGCTCCCAGGCTCAAGGCAACACCAGATCAGATTACCAGGTATGAAGCTGCTATCGGCCTGGCTGTTACGAAGATGGACGAGGACGATCGGCGCCTGGTATGGGCTGTGGCGCACTCAGCAGCCTTTCGAGAACGTGGCCCGGCATGGTCTAAGATAGCCAGGATATTGAGCTTGAACGATCCACGGGTCGTTAAGCGAAGATACAAGGATGCATTGGTCAGGCTGTATTATCAGCTGTAATGACGTAATTCGTTAAGCGTATTGACGCGAATGTACTAAAACTGGTAGCTTTATATCTACGCTGCACCATATGTTGCGTAGTTTCCTCCCTTGACAACCTTACGCAGCGCAGCTGGCTAAACCCAGCGGCTGCACCAGGCACTAGCAGGCTCATCGTTGCACGGCGGTGGGCCTGCGCTTCTTTGGACAGACATGGCTAAGATACGCGTTACGAAAAAGCAGATGCAGATCATCTGCGAGCGGATAGCTGATGGCACTAGCCTGACGCGGATCTGCAACGAGGACAGCTCGCTGCCTTCGTGGCGTACAGTGCTGCGCTGGGTCCAGGAAGACGAGGATGCGTACACGCAGTACCGTGTGGCTAGGACGTTGCAGTGCGAGGTCATGCGCGATCAGATCATCGACCTGGTCGAAGCACCGTTGCCTGATGACCCGAAGCTAGCAATGGCTGAGGTACAACGGCGCCGGTTAGAAGCAGATCACAAGGACAAGCATATCCGGCAGATGCAACCGCTTGGCCTGCGTGACAAAGCAGAGGACAGCAAACAAAGCAGCGGGACGATCACGTTATCGTGGGGCAATGCAGAGCCTGCAGTATTGAGCTGAGAATATAAAAAGTCATGGCTCTGTGACAGGGCTCGCGCGCACGAGGGTCAACTTGTTTTTGGTTTACAGCTTTGCCCGACCTGAGCGCAGCTTGGCACCGGCTTGGCACTGAGTAGGCTGTGACCCGCAGAAACATTAGACCTGGGCGCGGGATACAAGCCTGTCGTTTCGCAGGATTTCCTGCGCGACACCCCCACCCACCCCAGACCAACCCGCCGGAATCTATAGCGTATATTACCTGGATATGAGCCTGTCTCTCACATGAACATCGAAATACCCTACACGCCAAGACCAGGCCAGGCGCAGCTGCACGGTGAGCTGCAGGCTAAGCGCTGGGGCGTCGTAGTTTGTCATCGTCGCTGGGGCAAGACGGTGATGGCGAT